TGAAAACAGAATACACAGCGAGGAGATTATTCCAAAACTTTTATATCTAGGTGATAAGCTCTGGAATGTAGATGTACAATATTTTTTAGACAATGGAGACTTTTAAGAAAAAATTTCAAACAAAAACGAAAATGGAGAGGGAGGTTTATTTTTTAAATAAGCTATCTTCTTATAAATATTTTCCCAAAGTAGTGAGCGTGAATAAAGATACAAATGAATTAGAAATGTCTTTTTGCGGAGATGTTTTAGAGGAAGGTTTCGAACCTAAGCTTTGGAAAAAACAGACAAGGGAAATAATTAGCATTTTAGAAAAAGAAAATATATACCATAACGATATTCATGATGAAAATTTTCTCTGCAAGGATAATAAAATCTTTTTGGTGGATTTTGGGAGAGCGACAGAAAATAAAGAGGCATTCCCTTTTTTGAATGTACCCTCTTCCTGCTTGAACGATTGCAATTCTTTTTTTCATGTCTTTTTATATGCAGAAAAGAACTTTAAAAAAATACACAGAGTATGAGTTGGGATACAGGAAATCAAAAACCCCTAGATAGGGATAATATTAATAAACAAGTTTTAGATCTAGAGGGCTACCTTGAAGATAACAAAGCTAAGTATTACTTATATAAGTTCTTAAAAGACAACGTAACATTCACAACAGAATTATTAACTGGCGTCGAATTATTCCCTTTCCAGCATATGGCTGTAAAGGCCATGATGGAGAATGATTATTTTCTGGGTATATGGTCTCGCGGCATGTCTAAATCGTTCTCTACGGGCATTTTCGCGCTATTAGACGCTATGCTGAATCAGGGTGTCCATATCGGTATTATTTCAAAATCTTTTCGTCAATCAAAAATGATTTTTCGCAAGATTGAAGATATATCTCAAGATAAAAAAGCAGAATTATTTCGACAGTGTATCGGTAAGGTTAGCAAATCAAACGATGAGTGGTCAATGCAGATTGGGAAAAGCAGAATTACAGCCCTTCCCCTCGGCGATGGAGAAAAGCTTCGCGGCTTTCGTTTTCAAAGAATTATTGTTGATGAGCTTTTGCTTATGCCTGAAAAAGTTTTGAATGAGGTCATTATGCCATTCTTGGCTGTTGTGGAAAACCCGACGGAAAGACAAAAAATTAGCGATGCAGAAGATTGTATGATTGCCGCTGGCAAAATGACAGAAGAAGAGCGTACGGAATGGCCTTCTAACAAAATGATAGGACTGTCGTCGGCTTCTTATAAATTTGAATATTTGTATAAAATGTATCAAGCTTATGAAAATATGATCTTTAATCCTGGCGCTAAAAACCAAGGCAGAAGATGTATTATGCAATTTAGTTATGATTGCGCTCCAAAAGCCCTGTATGATGAAAACTTAATATCGCAGGCCAGGGGCACGATGAGTCAGTCACAGATTGATAGAGAGTTTAACGCTCAGTTTACTGATGATAGTGCTGGTTATTTTAAGATTAGTAAAATGGCAGACTGCACAATCGAAGATGGGGAATCCCCTTCTATAGAGGTTGCTGGAGAAGAGGGCTCTGAATACATACTAGCGTTTGACCCATCATGGTCCGAATCTGAAGCTTCTGATGATTTTGCTATGCAGGTTATTAAGCTAATACCAGAAAAGAAAAAGGGCGTTGTGGTACACAGCTACGCTCTTCCTGGAACGAACTTAAAAAAGCATATGACTTACTTTAAATATATTATTGATCATTTTAATGTGATTATGATTGTGGGTGACTATAACGGCGGTGTACAATTTATGAATTCTTGTAACGAGAGCGATTTATTTAAGAAAGATAAACTAGAAATAGGTATGTTTGATGCTGGTTTAGATAACCCGCATGATTATGTAAAAGATCTAAAAGAAGCGAGGAGGGGTTACAATGTCTCAAATAAAACTATTTGTTACTTAAGAAAACCAACTTCTGTTTGGATTAGAAATGGTAACGAAATGTTGCAGACCGCTTTCGATAGGGAAAAACTTTATTTTGCAGCTACAGCTATGGACGACAACTACTCGATCCAGAGGGCTAAAAAAATACCAATAAAAGATTTAAAATTTTCCAAATACGAAGACGAAAAGAATGCTGGCGCAAAAATGATTGAATTTGTTGAACACCAGAAGGATATGATTGACCTGACAAAGGCTGAATGTGCTTTAATTCAAGTTTCTAGTTCTAATGGTGGCACTCAAAGTTTCGATTTGCCCAGCAACCTAAAAAGGCAGAAGGGTGTGGATAGGCCAAGAAAGGACTCTTACTCCGCTCTGGTGCTAGGCAACTGGGGAATGAACATATATTATGATATGATGGATATACCAGAAGAAAGCAATCACGGCTTCACTCCTATGTTTATTTAAAAAAAGTTAAAAAAGTAACTTTTAAATTGTGTAAAGTAACTTATAATACATCATGCCCAAAAGAAAATACACAAAAAAATCCGATTATTGGAACAACTTTAAAAAGGTTACCCCAGAGGCTTCAAAATTTCAAGAAGTGGCTGAGCCTGCTACAGCGGGCGAGGCATACCACGTTTCCCAGGGGTCGTACAGCAGATCTGGTTCTGTGAGTAATCTCTCATCGTCTACAACAAGCACAAGAATAAATAGATCTTCTGTTACGACCCCACCAAACAAATTTAGCCAAATAAGAGCTGGAATGCTTCCTTATGAAATGGCTTCTGATGGAGCTAATGTCAGAGATGCTATTGAACTTTGCCAAAAGGCTTACGCCAATGTACCTATCTTTAGAAATACTATTGATATGATGTCTGAGTTCGCGAATGCGGAACTTTACTTGGAGGGAGGAAACTCAACTTCTAGAAATTTTTTCAACAAGCTGTTGGATAGAATCAAAATTTGGGATCTTAAAGATCAGTATTTCAGGGAGTATTATAGAAGTGGAAATATCTTTCTTTACAGGGTGGACGGTAAATTCAGCATAGAAGATTATAAAAAGTTTTCTCAAACTGTTTCAGATGGCCCTTCTTTGAATAAGTTCCCATTAAAATATGTTGTTTTGAACCCTTTTGAAATAGTAGCTAAGCGGAGTACCGTATTCAACACAAAAGATGGGGGTTACGCAAAAATACTTTCTGAGTTCGATATAGAAAGATTAGCTAGCCCTAAAAACGATTATGATAAGGCTGTGTTTGACGCCTTGGACCCAGAAGTTAAAGAGCAAATTAAGGGCGGCGCTTATTTTAAAGACGGGCTTCAGATAAATTTAAAAAGCGAAAAAATGTCTTATAGTTTTTACAAGAAACAAGATTACGAGCCATTTGCTATCCCGTTCGGTTACCCAGTTCTTGAAGACATAAATGCAAAGATGGAAATGAAGAAGATGGACCAAGCCATCATGAGGACGGTTGAAAACGTAATTCTTATGATCACAATGGGTGCGGAGCCAGATAAAGGAGGCATTAATCCCAATAACGTGAAAGCTATGCAGACTCTTTTTCAAAACGAATCTGTTGGACGCGTTTTAGTTTCCGACTACACAACAAAAGCAGATTTTGTTATTCCAGATATTAATAAGGTGGTTGGTCCTGGCAAGTACCAAGTTATTAATCAAGACATCAAAGATGGTTTGCAGAACATAGCCCTGAATGATGATAAGTACAATGGCGCTGAAATGAAAACTCGCGTATTTTTGGATAGACTTAAGGAAGCTCGCGAGGCGTTTATCCAAGACTTTTTGCAGCCAGAAATTCGCAGAATTGCTTTAGACTTGGGTTTTAGATCCTACCCGACTGTTAAGTTTAAGGATATTGATTTGCGTGACGAAACTCAATTGATGAGAGTCGCTACAAGACTTATGGAGCTTGGTCTTATTACTGCAGAACAAGGCATGGAACTCTTCCAAACTGGTAAATTTCCATTAGCAGAAAACCTAGAAAAAGCTCAAGAAAAATTCGTAGACCAAAGAGAAAAAGGTTATTTCAACCCAATAGTTGGCGGAGTTCCTATGATTGATTCAGAAACTGGTGAAGAAGAACCAGCAAAAACCAGCAACCCAACAAAAGGTATGTCGGGTCGCCCAGAAGGTTCAAAAGACCAGTTCTCTAGGGAAAATATCCAAGGCACTATTTATGAAATAGAAGCATTAAACTCTATAGCTAAAGAAAAAATGCTAGAAAAACTGAACATAGAATCTCTTAACGAAAACCAAGAAAAAATGATAAGCCAATTATGCGAATCTGTTATTTGTGCATCGGAAAAAGAAAATTGGACAGAAACCGTTGCTTCTTGTGTAAACGATTTTAGTGAAATCGAAAAACTAGGCTCACTGGAAGGCGTGCTTAGTATTTCAGAAGCGCACAGATTAGAAATTTACCCTTCAGCAATTTTACACCATTCAAAATGAAAGAAATTAAAAACCCACTCGTAGCGAATATAAATCGCTCTAACGGAGATGTAGAAATCTCGATTGCTAAAAAATACAGCGAAACAGAGGAAGCTATGTACAAATCATATATGAGTATTTGTTCTATGGACGACAAAGCTCTGATTGATACTTCAGGCATGGATGAAGGAGCCACTGCAAAAAGTTGTGGGATGCAGTATGACAAAATGAGAGCTATGATGAACGAAGTCGGTGAGGGCGGATTGACAGAAAAACAAAAACAACTCCCCGCAGCTTTGCAAAAAGCAATCCTTGAAAAAATGAAAAAGGATGCATAAGTATACCACAACTTTCGAATTTGAAGTTAAAGCCTGTGAAGAAATAGCAGGAATTAACGTGAGCGAAGCTAATATTGAAAATCTTAGATCTTTAATACCGACATCGGTAGATCTAGAAAAAAATATCGACTTGATTGGTGTTGCATTTAATGCTGCTGTTGTAAACGAGTTCAATAAAAACGGAGATGGCATTGATACCAAAACCGCAATTGAATCAGTGCAACAATTCATTCATAAGCCAACTAATATAGAGCACAATAAGAAAAAAGTTGTGGGTCATATTGTTAACGCTGGGTTTAGCGACTATTCAGACAGCACTGTTTTGATTAATATAGACGAAAATCAAAAAGATGCATTCAATATTGCTCTTGGCGCTGTTGTTTATAAAACCGTTGATAAGGATTTTGCTACAATGCTTGAAAATAGCACCAACCCAAAAAACAAAATGCATAATACAGTCTCTGCAAGTTGGGAAATAGGGTTTAGTGAGTACAGCATTGCTATTGGCAGTAAGAATTTAAAGGATGCCGAGATTATTTCTGATCCCGAAAAAGTGAAAGAAATGAAGGGTGTTCTTAAGAGCTTTGGGGGCAAAGGAGTGACCGAGGACGGTCGCCCAGTTTACCGATTAATTACTGGAAAAGTATATCCTCTTGGTATTGGTTTTACTATGAAACCTGCGGCTAATGTCAAAGGCGTTATCAGCAACGAGTACAAAGAAGAAGAAAATATTAAACAAGATAAGGATCAACTTGTTGATAATTCCAACAAAGCCCAAGCGGCTCATTTAAAAAAAATATCCGCCGAAATTTCACAAAATTTAAAAAATACTGTAAATAACACTAAAATCATGGACTTAGAAACACTCTTATCAGAATTGAAGGACTCTCTCGCGGAAAAGAAATTCTCCGAAGAAGCGGTCGCTGGCATGACTTCGACTTTTGCCGAAGCCATTAAACAAAAAGATGACGAGTACCAAGCTTCTCTTGAGGCTGCAGAAAAAGAAAAGGCTGAAATCGCATCCGCGAGAGAAGAACTTGAAAAATCTGTAGAATCTATAAAAGAGGAACTTAAGGTAGCTCAGGAGCGCATTGGCGATTTTGAATCAGAGAAGAGAGCTGAAGAAGCTGTCGCTCGTTTCAACACACGTATGGAAGAAATCGATTCTATTTACGATCTCGAAGAAAGTGATAGCTCTTTTATCGCTGAGAAGATTAAAGGTCTTGATGATGCAGAAGAATCTTTCGCATCTTTCAAAGATGAACTCGCTGTTTTTTGGGCTTCTAAAAATAAAGAAGCTAAAGCAAAGATCGAAGATGAAATCAAAGCTCGTGTTGAAGCAGAAATTGAAAAGCGCCTTACTACAGTAGAAGCCTCTGAAATCACTGAAGAAGTGGTTGCTGAAGAAGTTAATGTTGAGAAGGCTCTTGAAAATGCAGAAGCTACTGACACTGTTCTCCCTAACAATAACGAAGCTCAAGCTTCAAAAACAACTTTAAAGGAAAAGTTCGCTGCTGCGTTTAGCCGCGACAATGTCCTTGGATAAAAAATATTTAAACTAAAAAAATTATGGCATTAAGATTACTCCCATTCAGACAATATAACGAGCATGACGTAGTAAATATGTTTGCTCTTAACTCCGCTTCGGTTCTTGAGTCCACCACTGGTGATGGCGCAGGTTCCAATGGCGTTTTTGTTAAAGTAACAAACGGAAACTTTGACCAAGAAGTCATTACTTACGGTAGTGATTCTTACCTTGGCAAGACAGATTATCCTTTTGTTGGCGGCGACATGTATCCAACTAACCCTCTTGAAGTCAATGTTGCTGCTTCTGGCGAAATCCCTCTGGGACTGACTCTGAATCAAACAGCTAAAGCTGACGAAAATGGAGAGAAGCTCATTTACAATACAACCAAAAAAGAAGAGCTTCAAGCTGTTCTTCCTGGCCAAAGCGTTCCAGTTGTAACTAAAGGCATCTTCACTCTTTCTGCAAATGCTATCGAAGGTGGCGCAGCTTCTGTATTCACTGTTGGTGATGGTTTTGAAGTTGCTGGCGCTGGCACTGTTGGCCCTGCCACTCTAGGCTCTGCCACTTCTCTCGGTTCTATTCTTGGAACTGGATCTCGCGCCTCTCAAGGCGGCCTCACTGATCAATTCGCTGGTGACTACGTAGTCGTCAAAATTGGTTAATAAAAAAGAATTTAAGAATATGAAAATTACTTTAAAAAACACTCCCGAACAAGTCGAACTGGTAAAAGCAATGGCTTCTCGCAATCGCGATGTAGCTTATGAAGCACAAACTGCTCTTGCCGAATTCATTGGCCCTGTTCTCGCAGAAGTTATCAACAATGCTCCAGCATTGTCTAACCTCTTCACCACTCTTCAGTATAATGCTGATGATAATCCTTCAATTCCTCTGGATCTGTATTTCGACGTTTCTGACGAAGATTATGTCAAAGTATTCAGCCAAAGCCGTGCTGGCGGTCTTCCTACTTCGGAAGTACTCCCAACATCTGCAGAACTCAAGATCGCTACTTACAATCTTGATTCCGCAGTGAGCTTTGATCGCCGTTACGCTGCTAAGAGCCGCATGGACGTTGTCGCTAAGACAATGACTCGTGTTGCTCAAGAAATCCTTCTTAAGCAAAACACAATCTCCGCTAACGTAATCATGAAAGCCCTTGCTAATGCAACTACAAACGGCTATTCTCACGTTATCGGCGCTCAAACAGCAGATCGTTTCACATTGGCTGATTTGAATGCACTTACGACACGCTCTAAGAGAATCACCACTTCATTTGCTGGTGGCACTCCTGACGCTCGTCAAGGCCGTGGCATGACTGACATCATCGTTTCTCCTGAAATCGTTGAAGAGCTTCGTGCAATTGCTTACAACCCAATCAACACTAAAGCTGCTCCTGGTGCTGGTGCCAACTCTAACGTTCAAACTGCTGACGTTATTGCTGAAGAAGCCTACCGCGCTGCTGGCGCTCCTGAGTTCTACGGCATCAATGTCATTGAGCTTAATGAATTTGGTGATGGGCAGAAGTTCAACGCTATCTACGGCGCAGCCGCTGGTGTTGGTTTCACTCCTGCTTCAGATCAAATCGTTGTTGGTATCGACCGTAGCCGTGAGGCTCTTATCCGCCCTGTAGCTGTTGACAGCGAAAACGGTGGAGAGTTCAACCTCATCGCTGACGATCAGTACAGTATCCGCCAAAACAAGATCGGTTACTTCGGTGGTCTTGAAGAAGGTCGTGTTGTTCTTGACAACCGCGCACTTGTTGGTGTGACTGTTTAATTCAGATTAAATACTTAAAACTAAGCCGTCCCATTTGGGGCGGCTTTTTTTTGTGTAATATTGGTGCGTTTCTTTTATCATATAAATATGAAAGATTCATCAAAACAAACTAATAAAAAAGGACAGGCACAGGAGAAATTACATGAAGGTATCCCTGTAGACAAGCAAAAAACAAAAGAATATATGAAAAAAGTCAAGCAGCATATTGCCACTGCAGTTGAAAATGACGAACCTAGTAACGAGCAAATGCAAAAGGAGGATGTTTTGCGAAGCTTAGAATATACAGATGGCAAGCAAAGAGATGAAATCGACCAAATTGAAGACAAAGAAAAACTTATGGGGGTCGATGTTATTTCTCCATTTGGGACTGGTAATCCTAGAGTGTTTAAAAGAAAACTAGAATCTATGGGCCACGTCAAAAAAACTAAACTTGCCGAAAGGACAGGCACAAGAATTTTTGCAGATGCAGAAGCCCAAGATAGTGCCTTGATCACAGCCTTTAATCAGTGGAGGGGAGGGAATTGGAGTTCCACTGGCAGCCAAACTGAAGCAAAAATAGGCGTGCTTGCGGCAGATTCTATGAAGGAGTTTGAGGTCAAAATAAAAAATAAAACCCTCTCAGAGCTTCAAGAAATGGCCATGAAATTAGGTTTCACTCCTAGTTTTGACAGAATTAGATTAATCTCCGCTCTGAAGCAGGAGTATTTAAAACGTGGCTAGTTTTTAGTGTAATATAATATATGGAAAACAAATCAGACGATATTTTAAATACCCTAACCCTTGCTAACGGGAAAGAAGAAGTTAAAAAAGCGACTACTCCAAAGAAAAAAGCAGTCAAGAAAGCAGCTAAAAAGCCAAAGTACTCTTATGAAGAATTGAAGAAGAAAAAGCCCTACGAGCTTGAGGCAATATGTAAGGAATTAAGTATTTTAGTAGGCAGATTTAATAAAGTTGAAGTCATTAAAAATATTTTAGATAAAAATTAATATGAGTAATATCGGAAATTTAGCGACCTCTATATATATAAACGAATTTGACTCTAGCGGAGTCACGGTAGAATCTATTTCTGGGTGGTTGGACAATAATATTGGGCACCTTAATAATGTTCTCCATACCAGTTTTTCTGGATTAAATGGAGAGGTTGATGGGCTAAACCTTGAAGAGCAGAGCATCTATAAGGAAATGTATTTGTACCATTACTACACCAAACAAACGAGAAATACTATTCGCGGGATAGCTGATGACACGGACGGTAATATTTTAAGCGTGAGGGATGGTGATAACGCCATTACATTCGTTAATAAGAATGAAGTGTCCAAGGTTTATAAGAGCCTCGCTCAGGACGCTTATGACAGCTTGCAGGGCTTGATTGTAAATTACAATAGCTACCAATCGAGCCCAAGGCAAGTTGGCGGCATTGAAGCTTCCTAAAAAATAAATGATTTACCCCTCAGAGCTTGTCTCTGATAGCGTGATCTCGAAAGGGGTTGCGCTTTTTTGTTCGAGCATAAAAAAACCCCGTCGGATTCGACGGGGTTAGTTTAGTTTGTTAATTTATTATTATGATAAGCTCACCGACGCTGTGATGTCAGCACTTACAGAGTTATCGGTAGGAGCAAACGAAAGAGCAGTAGCTACTCCACTAACCCCTGTGACACTATCAACACCATTATTACCAGTAATTGTTCCACCAGCGGTAGAAGTCAAATCAAGATCATCTGATCCAATATAGCTTGTAACAAAGGATCTGCTAACTTGACCGTCAACGTAACCAATTGTTTTAGGCGCGTCGCCAGAAGCAATGGTTACACCGTTGATGGTGACTGATTCAGTTGCAGTGAGTCCTCCGTCAGCAATAATAACTGGCTGAAGAGCATACTTGGCGTCAGTGTTTTTGCCAGAGAAGAAAATATTATTTTCTAAGTCATCTGGGCCACCAACAGAAAGACTAAAAGTAAGATCTACTGACTTGTTTGGTCCAACACTTGAACTAAATGATTCAGAGTCAAGCTTTAGATTTGTAAGTTTATAAATTGCAGAGTAATCTCCAGCGGAATCTTTAATCTTGATTTGAGCGCTAGGAATAAAACTATCATTCGCTACAATATCAGACAAGGCTCTTTGCTGTGTCTCATTGACAATAGCAGAAACAGAAAGAGTAGGTGTAATTGGGAAATCCACAGTTCTGGCGTAAGGGAATTTTGTCCCCAGTCTTTCGATTGGAGTTCTACTAAGAGGTATACTCAAAGATACGCTTTGGACGTGACCACCATCCGCACCCGCAATAGATGCGATTGTGCTTGAGTCAGCGCTTGCTAGATCAAATTCAATATCAGCAGGTCTCAGGGCTGTCGCTATGCCAGATTCAGTGCCAGGATCAGCACTTCTGATCTCGATGCCATCGCCAGCTACCTGATTGGCGATTGGCGTACCCGAAACAGGGTCAATGCCAGCACCACTAAATGTGCCAGAAAAACCATCATTACTGCCGCTAACATTTGTTGAAGCATTAATGTTTGAACCTTCAAACGAAACAGAAACCGTAGGAAAGCCTCCAACCGAAGCTTCTAGGGAATAGTCAGTGACAAATGCATTACCGATTCCTATAGAACCAAAAGAGCCAGTACTAAAGTTGGCGTCTTTGCCCTCTGGAGAGGTCATAATGTACAAGTTTTGACCGCTGGAAGAAGTGATTTGGCCAGAAACAAAACCCACATTTAGGTCTGAATTAGCGAAATTAAGAACTTCTTCGTTATACCCATCTGTCAGGTAATAAGAAAGGTCAGCCGAAACTGTAGGAGCTTCAAGAATCAATGAATCAATTCTAGATAGCTGACCAAACTGATTGATGTCAGTACGGGAAACATTAAAGGAATAATTCGCGGATTGAACTCTGCGAAGTTGCATGTGATCTGCTTTGCCTGTAGAATCAATGTTCTCACTAGCGAAGAGGGCTTCTGATTGGTAAATAACTCTATTTCTACTCATAATTTATGTCTGTATTTACAGTTAAAAATTTAAAATGTGAAATCACACCCTGGGAAATCTACTTGTGGAAACTTCAAAGTCTATAAACCCTATTTGTAAATCTCCTGCCATCTTATTTTGCGCTCTTTCTGAAAATTTTGAAACAACTACGTCTTCTATATAATAAGGGTTAGCTGTTAGGTATTGATTTGATAGATCGATATAGTTGTAAACTCCTTCTTTCACATCTCCGTATTCAGTGGAAGGGTTTTTGGAAAAAGGTATTTTTGCAATAGCTTTTCTGGTTGAATCTGCAAATATAGACAATACTCCATCTAACTGATAAGAATCTTCCGCCAACACAACAGCTTTGATTGTGTTGGTTGTTTTTTCTTCCCCTCCAAAAGCAAAGCCCTCGTTTCTCATATACTCGCAATTAATGAATATTGCTGGAGCCATTTGGTCGTATGGAGGCGTTCCAGATGGGGATTTTAAGTACCTACTGTTTATTTCAAATTTGTTTTCCAGTATCAAATCTTCTTCCGTTTCATTTGTTAGGTAAACATTAAAATCTTTTACTGCGAATGTCCCGCTAAGAATTTCATTTTCGCTAAAATTACCTCCAGTTTCAATAATTCTTCCATTTTCAAAATCAAATATAAGATCGTCGTTTCTGTCGTACCCGTTAAATGAACTAGGTATAATCGGGTTTGTCTCGCCAGTTATAGAAGAATCTTTAACCCATTGTTTGTATGGGCTAGAGTACGTTTTATAAGAGCTAGGTAGCCTAGAATCTTGAAAATTATACAAGTAACCAGTTTGATTAGAGTAAGCTTCGCCTTTTTGAAGTAGGTGATTGTCAAACCAAAGAAAGAAACTTGACATTAATTCGTGCTGATATTGAGGCTTCATATGTTATTCTTTACACTATGGTAGTTGTAAGTTTTCGAATTCTTTTTTATACTTTTTTAAAAGAGCGGAGATGTATTGCATATTTTTGAATTTGGATGAGCTTTTTCTAACTTTTCGCGAAGATTGGATGCCTAAACCAGATCTACTGTTGTCTGTTTTTATTTTAAGGTAATACCCCAATCCAGATATACCTCTTTCTATACCTCGTGCCCAACTTCTTCCTGGAGCCCAGGGCATGGGGGTTACTGAAAAAATTTCTTTAGCATCTGGAAGGTCAATAGCAAACTCTACGGATTTATTTGTTACTCGTAAAAATTTAAATGTAGTTTGGCTAAGCATATCTTCTATTGGCTTTGTCGGGTCTGAGCCTCCGTCAAAACCTATAAAAGAAAAAAGGTTGCCGCTCCCGCCTCCTAGTGTGCCGCTTATATTACTTGAATTCACACCAGCCTTTAATTCAATTGTAACTGGATGGTTTAAAAACTCTACCATCATTTTGTTTTTAAGTTTTTGAAAAGCAGCCCCGAACTGTTTTTGAATTTGAGTTCTTGCGGCTTGTGGTACTTGCTTCTTTATACTTGAAATAGTATTCTGGTCTAAAGTCATTACTCTTCGATTGGGGATAAATAAAAGTGGTAATATTGAGGGCCAAATATCCCAGTTGGGTTTCCTTTGCTAGATATTGTATATCTCCTACCTTCAAATTCACAACGTTTGGCTTCTTTTAAAATTTCAAAGCCGTCTTCATTTACGGTTATTCTAACTAATCCGTTAATTGTTTCTATGCCGAGCTGGCTGCCTATTTTACCATCGGTTATATTGCCCTCGTCAGCCTTAATATATTTTATTCTAGCTTTCACTAAGTGAGAAACGACGGTTTTCTCTGTGGTTTTTTGGCCATTCATAGATCTCCCATAGATACCGTTAAATTGAGAACTTGCAGATATTAAAACTTTTTCTCCTTCTTCGTATACGGTTATTGTTCGAGCAAAAGTTTCATGAATGTCGTCAATAATAGCTTTGATGGTGTTTTTTTGGGATTCTGAAATTAAGGAGGTTGCCATGCCTGTGTTTACACTAGAAAAACTACAGAATGTCCTAAAAAAGTGTAACCTTATTTAGGGTTAAGGATTATTATGATTGCAAAAGAGTTTTTAAATGATCGGTCGGATCATCATATCAGGTTTCTGTTTAAATATTTTTTACAGACTTTAGAGGAGATGCAAGCTGTTCACGAAATTAATTTCGCCAAGCTTTACGATGGCCTGCCATCAGAAAATCACCCAATTATTGAAATGGCGGATTATTTTGATGAAGATCATTATGAAATGTATAGGAAAAAGATCTTGGATATTGGAAATTCTGTTTTGAGAGATTATAATAGTGAGTTAGAAAATCTAACAGTAGAATTTACATTTAAGAAATAAATATGGCTAAGGAAAACATTTACGAATTCACAGTTAACAAATCTGAAAAACAAAAGGTTGAAGTTAATAGAAAAAACAAGGAAACTGGAGAAGTAGAAACTGTCTTGCAAAATAAGACCGTAAAGACTCCAGTCAATTTTATTGTAAATAAACCAACCAGGCGTATCGCTGACGAAGCAGAAATTCATTACTCCATTCAGCTTAGTAAGGCAATTAAAATGGGAATAGTTACAAAAGCTATGCTCGTTAAAAAGTACGCCGACAACGGGGGCGCTTTGTCAGAAGAGGAGTCAAAAGAACTATTGAAATCTCTTAAAAAGTTAAACGACCTAGAAAACGAGTATAAGTTGGTAGCGGCCACTAAGGATAAAAAACAAAAGGCTAGAGAAAATGAGTTGGAGCTAGAAATCTCGACACTGCGAAGAGATATGATAAGCCTAGAATCTTCGCTACAGTCTGTCTATCAACACACAGCAGACGCAAAGGCTGAAAGAGAAACTCTTTTGTGGTATGTCATAAATTTATCTAAGGTAAAAAACGCAGACGGCGAAATTATTGATTGGTTTGAGGGCATGGATTTTGAAGAAAAGCTCGAAGATTTTTATAATAAATATGAATTGGAAGAGGGTTTCGATTTTGAAGTAGTGTCCAAATTATCCAAGATTGTTGGTTTTTGGTTCTATTCTCAGGATTCCTCACAAGAATCTATAGCTAAGTTCATCGAGGAAGATGAATAATGATCAAAATTTAGATATAGTATCCGAAATATTGCAGGGCGTTTCTATTGTAGATAGCAGCTTTGGCATTTTATATTTTAAGCATTTATCTCAACAAGAACAAAGAGAGATAATATCAAAATCTAAGGTTTTTAAAACCGAGGCAAAGTCGAAAGGTTTAATGACTGAAAAAGAAGCGCTTTCTGAACTTTTTTCTCAGGAAATGTGGACCGAAAGCGAGGAAGCTTTGATTGTAGAATATGAAAAAGAAATAGAAAACTCAAAAGAATCTATGGCTCTTCAGGTGTTACCATCAAAAGTAAAACTCCTGCAAAAAAGTATTGATAGCGTTGATGAAAAATTATCAAAAATACAATCTAATAGGAGCAGTCTTCTGGGGCTGACTTGTGAAAAGTACGTTCATAATAAAACCCAAAAATCAGTAATTGAAAACATACTGTATTACGATAGCGATTTTAAAAAGCCAGTTTTTGACGAGCTATACATAAACGAAAGCTCCAGGGAGGTAGAAATATACAAGCTTCAACAGGGGTTTTTCGAAAAATTTCAAGACGATAATATTTCTAAAGCTGTTTTAAGTGATTACTTTTCAATGTATTTACCTTTCTGCGAAGATGTTTTGGGCGTTTTTGGAAAGCCTTTAAAAGACTTAACTAATTATCAATTAAAGTTGATATCTTATGGGAGGTATTTTTTAAATATTTTTAAAAATACAGCAAAAAGTATTCCCGAAAATGTAGCAAAAGATCCAGAATTATTGATGAGCTTTTATCAGTCACAGAGAAGTGATTCAAAGCCCACCAAGTCAAGAGAAGGTCAAGGAGCATCAACTTACTTTGGAGCCAGCAGGGAAGATATAGAGGCGCTAAAATCAGATAATGAAAAATCAATCGACTTGTCCGAGGAGGTAAAGAAAAGAGGCGGCTCTCTAAATATGCAGCAAATGATGGAACTGCACGGAGTTTAAGTGTAATACCATTACATGGCGGTACAAGTAAAAGTCACTCTAAATCCAGTAGATACAAGCAAGGTTGATGCGGCTTTAGCTAGGATACAATCCAAGGCTAAAGGTGTTGATTTTGGAGGTGGAGCGAGGTCCATAGAAAAGCTTTCCAGGCCGCTAGGAAAAATAAATGGACAGGCTACTGAATTCCAAAAATCCCTAGAAGCTTCTAACGCTCGTGTTTTGGCTTTTGGCGCTTCTGTTGCTGTTATAAATAAACTTTCTCAAGCTTTTTCTGCTCTTGTCGCCAACACAATTGAAGTAGAAGCCACCTTTGCTAAAATTAATACTATTCTTGGCGGCACTCAAAAGCAATTGCAGCAATTTGGTAATGGCATTTTTGCTGTGGCTCAAAAAACAGCTACATCATTCGACGATGTAGCGACAGGCGCTCTTGAATTAGCTAGACAAGGTTTGAGTGTTGAAGAATCTCTTTCTAGGGTAGAGACAGCATTGAAGCTTGTTCGTGTCGCTGGGGTTAGCTCAGAGCAAGCCGTATCTGGTCTGACTGCAGCTATTAAAGGGTTTGAGGGTGCTGGTTTAACCGTAGCAGCGATTGGTGATAAGCTGTCAGAAGTTGATACAAAATTTGCTGTATCTACTGAAGATTTGATTAATGGTCTTGAGCGAGCGTCGGCATCTGCCCGTGTAGCTGGTGTTTCCTTTGACGAGCTTTTGGCTGTTGTTACGACGGTACAGGAAAGAACTCAACGTGGTGGTGCTGTTATTGGTAATGCATTTAAAACAATTTTTGCTAGACTAGGTAGGGTAGATACTCTGGTTGCACTAGAAGACCTAGGTATTAGTGTTTTGGATACTCAGGGTAATGTTAGATCTGCTATTCCTTTATTTGAAGAATTAGCTGCAGAATTAAATAAGCTTGGGCTAAAAAGCGTTGAGGCTGGAGACATTATTCAAAAGGTAGCTGGTGTCCGTCAAAGAGATATTTTAATTAGTTTAGTTGAGGATTTAAACTCTAGCCAAAGTCAGTTTTCTAAAGCTTTGCAAACTTCAGCCACCGCTGCTGGAGCGCTAGATTCAAAGAACACTTCTCTTAACCAGACCTTAGAAGCTTTAATAAATAATTTAACTGTTGGCGGGCAAAAACTTGCTTCCATTTTAGGAGAATTAGGGTTTACTGATGCAGTTAAGGATATATTGACAGTATTCTCATCTGTGGTTAGTGGCCTCACTGATTTATTACAAGGCGATTCGATAGGGGCAAAGTTTGCGCAAGGTATAGTGAAAGGAATAGGTGGTGTTTTAACTGGGCCTGGGCTCGCTTTAGTTGGTGCTATATTTATAAAATTGTTTGTAGATCTAGCTAAGTTTGGAGCTTCGTCTCTTACTAGTTTGTTAGGAATAAATAAAGCCGCCCAACAGCAAGCTGCCTTGCAGCAATCTGTTTTACAGACCCTTCTTCAAAACGAAAACATACAAAGAGAAATCTTAGCGCTTGAGGGGAATAAGGTTGCGCAAGAACAATTACTTTTAAAAATTTATAATCAACAAGCTGCCGCTTTAGCTAGAGTTCAAAAAGCTGCGGCCACAGTAACTCCTGGGCTTTTCGGAGCTGGGTTAAGGGGTGGCGAAAAAGGTGTTGCTCCAAAGACGAAAAGAGCTGCTGGTGGATACATAGCTGCAGAAGCCAATGATGTTTCTCGTGGGGTTGGTGGAGCGCCATCTAGCGCTAAGGTTGTTTCGATTCCTAATTTTGCTTTTGGTGGAGGCAAGCGCGGGACGATGGTTGCTAATACCAGCGAATACGTTGTGCCAAATTACGCTGGCGGTGGAGATGCTATATTTAATCAGGATATGGTTAAGACTATGGGTCTTCCTGCTGGAGCTAAGAAGTTGAATGCTGCTGGTGGGTTTATTCCTAATTTTGCTGCACCAAGAAGCTTGGAAAGGTTGAGGGGTATAGCAAAGGGTCGGGGCCCAGAAGCTCTTGCAGCTAAATCAGAATTAAGGAAAAGAGAAAAACAAAATTCTTCTCAAAAACTTATATACGATCCTCGTTTTGCTATGGTAGTTCCACAAGTTTTGGGCGCTAAGCAGCAAATACAGGGAACGAGAAAAGGCAAGAAGGTGGCTTTTGATTTGGTTGGCTATGAACCTGGTGTTGGTTCTAGGGTTAAAAATGACGAGCAGTTGGATCAATCTACTAGAAAATTTGCACTGGGTCTAGCAAACCAACAAGCGGGTCTAATGGGTGGCCCGCCACAGGCGAGTAAAATTTTAAAATTAGCAAATTCTGGAGCAATATCGGCTTTATCTGGAACTATTTTTGAGACAGCGGTGAGTTCTTTGTTATCTTCAAAGGATTTTGATTCAAGGTCTGAAATTTCTACTTTTGACTTTGTTGGAAGTGGTGCAAATTCAAAATTAAAAAAACTTTTTCCACAATTGGGGGCTGCCACACAAATAGAAGCTAAGATAAGACCCAGTCCAGATAATAAAAAAAGCATGTTTGATAAAGTGTTGAAGGCAACAGGTAATGCTGCTGGAGGTTATATCCCAAATTTTGCTGGCGGAGCTTTAGATGAAGCAGTCGCAAGAGAGCAAGCTGCTGGTCTTCCGATAAACCAAATAAGAATTAATCAAAGCGGCAAACTACGCAACTCACAAAACCCTCAAGGTCTTGCTGTTACAAATACAAGAGACGAACCAACTGGAGCAATTCCAAATTTTGCTGCTGGAGGAAGATCAACACCAGCAACGCCAGGAGGTTCTTCTGATGGTTTTAATGGGGGGATTTTGGCCGCTTCTACTGGGCTTTTCTTCTTGAGCAGTGCATTTAGTAATGCGGAAAGCGGTATTGGTAAATTTATTAGTGAAATAGCTTTTGCTGCTTCTGCTCTAACCTCACTCACTTTATTAAAAGGACCAGTGGAAAACATTGGGGCTAAGTTATCAAATTTTGGATTGGATTTAGCTACTAAACCTAAAGGAGGGAAGGTGGCTGGCGGCCTAGGCAGAGGTATAGCTGGAGTTGGTGGTGCGCTTCCTGGCATTGGTGCTGCAGTTGCAATTGGCGCAGTCGTAGCTCCATTAGTTTTAGAGTTAACAAAAACAAAAACAGGATTTGAAAGACTAAACGAAGAACTCAAAAATATTGATCTGGGAGAATTGTCGTCTGGGTCAAAAGAAGCTTCCGCAGCTTTAAAGTCGGCATTTGTCGCCGACATAAAGGCGGCTCAGAATCAAGCAGAGCTTAAAGGAAAATTAGGCTTTGAAGCGGATAAAGAGATAAGTATAGAAAAAATACTCGAAAAACAAGTAAAAGGCTTAACGGGCATCAATAGGGGAGCTTTTGGCGGCGTAAAAGATAAAGAAACATTAAGTGCGTCTTTGGCAAAGGTTGGAGACAAAAACGCTTTGCAGAGCATAATAACCGCGAGTCAAAAAGACGTAACAAAGGTATTTGAAAACCCAGTTCGAGGGACAACAAGAACTACAGTCTCGAAGCAGTTTGATGCAGAGTTGTTTGCCCAAAACATGATCAAGGCAATTGATCTTATTGATGCCGCTGCTGCAAAAGCCGCTGAAGGGGCTGCAAAAGTAACCCGCGAAGCTAATTTTGGCAAAGGAGCGGTAACTGGAGGTAAGGCAAAAAAGGATTTTGAAAAAAACATAGATCAAGGAAGATTTGCGGCTGGTGGGTTTGACAAAAAGACCAGAACACCTGGTAAGGGCCTTCTGCCAGACGGATCTTTCGATATTGGCGAGTCGGTAATAGAAGCAGGGCTTTTATCCAAGATAAGATCTGACGAATTTGCATTAGCTAAAGCAATCACCACTGAAAGCAAAGTAGCCTTAGAAAACCAAATAAATTTAGACAAAAACTCTATAGAAGCAGCTAAAGCGAGATTTAGCATCACAAAAGAGTATGTCAAGAGCATTGAAGCTTCATCTGTATTTAGGGCTGACGAACTTGAAACCATACAAAAATTAGTGGCCGAGGGAAAAGATTTAAATCAAATAGAGCAAGAACTATTAGCTCTGGGGACAAAATTAAATGTTACTGAACAGGAATCCTTTAAATTGGCTCTGGCGAAATTAGAGCTGAAAAACAGAGAGTTAGAATCCCAAGAAGAGGAGATAAAAAATCAAAACGAAATAAACAATCTTAATAAACCGCAAGGATTTAGCGCGGGAATAAGTAAAGGTCTTGGTAGTTTAGATAATGATATAGCTTTCTTTCGTGATGAATTGGGCGAAAATATACCACTTAAATTTAGTGATAATTTAGGCTCCGCTATGCAAGAGGCTGTTAGCGGGGCAAAAGATTTAGATGACGCCTTATCCGACGCTGGAAGAAACTTTTTAGGATTCATAAGGGATGCTTTCTTACAACAAGCAGCTAGTCAGCTTACTAGTGGCCTGTTTGGAGGTGGCGGAGATGGCCAAAAAACCAGTGGGCTGCTCAGTGGAGCGGTAGATGGGGTAAAGGGTTTTTTCAACAAAGGGGAAGCTTCTGGTGCGGCTAGTGCAGCTGGCGGAGCAGAAGCCAAAAGCGGGGGAGTTGGAGGATTTTTAAGTGGAATTTTTGGAGGCGGAGGCGGAGGCGGGGTGCTTGGAAGTACCCCTTCGAACCCAATGTTCGTTAAAGAAGTCGGCAATATGAAGCTGGGCCTAGGTCAAGAAGGAGCTGACAAGGCTGCTGGGGGCGTAGCAGAGCAATTAACTGGAGAAGGCGGCGGAAGTGAAGGCATATTTTCAAAACTCAAAAGCACTCTGATGGAATCTTTTGGAAATTTGAAAACAACATTCGGTGATTTGTTTGGAGGGCTAAAAGAAGGTCTTGGTGGAATTTTTGGAAAACTGACGGGCAGTTTGGGCAGCTTATTTAGTAACCTAGGAGGCGGCGGAGGAGGCGGAGGAATAGGCGGAATTGCTAACATGGTATTAGGTGCTTTTGGTTTTGGTTTTGCAACGGGCGGTCCAGTAGGATTCGCTAATGGCGGATCAGTTGGGTCAACGGATACTGTCCCCGCAATGCTAACTCCTGGAGAATTTGTGGTTAAGAAATCATCTGTAGATAAGTATGGGACAGACTTTCTGTCAAATTTAAATAGAGGAATGTTGCCAATGCAAGGTTTCCAAAATGGAGGCACTGTTTCCCCCGTATCTTCTGAGTCTGGAACGGGGGGCGCTGGAGCGGGTCAAATTAATAATAATTCCGACTTCACCTTCAACATACAGGATGGCAAAGTAAACCAAGAAGGTGGACAATCCTCGACGCAAGATCAACAAGAATTCGCTACCAGAGTAAGGTCTGCAGTAACAACAGTTATACAGGAAGAATCTAGAAGCGGTGGAAGTTTAAACTATTTATACAAAAAATAAATAATGAGCGAGTTATTAGCAACTTACGATAGGGACGATAATGTAACTGGTTCTATTCAGGCAAATTCGTTTGTGCCAGAATACGGGTCCACTGTATCTTTCGAAAATAAAAACGTACATTTTTATACTGCGGACAACAATTACCAAAAATTCTCCAAAGGCTTGAATGGCGCGGAAATAAAGTTTAATTTAAAATTTTCTAACAAAACAGAGGATGAGGCTAGGTCTTTTTTGCATTTATTGGAAGAAACA